CGGATCCGCAAACAACTGGCGCGCAGAAACCGGATCGAGATAGCAGTTGTACACACCGTCGATTTCCGGCACGGCGTTCATGCGCAGTTTGGCGACCGCGTCCAGTAGGCCCGACATGGTCAGCACGTCAGTGGCAGTTAAGGCGGCGGTGGTGGCGCGCTGGGATGGCCGGACAACTACCGATGCACTGGCTGCGGTCACGGCGTTTCCCGCCGTGCCGTCTGAGACCGATACGTTGCCCGAGAATGTCAGCGTGCCGGACACGCCATTCGGAGTGGTCGAGACATTTGTGACGTCGGCCGTGACGCCGACCAGCGAGTAGACGTTGGCACCAATGGTCACGGTCAGCGGATTGGATGCGCCAACTGCCTGCTGCACGCCGTTGACAAAGGCGTACTGGAAGCCGCGAACGTCATCGACCGTTACAGCAGTGCCAGTGCTTCCCAGCGTCGTCCGCACCCGCGAATTGCCACCGAAATAGCTGCTGAACAGGGCATTGCGCGCCAGTTCATCCAGGCTGCGCGCTGCCTGTTCACCATTCACATATGCATTTTGCAGAAACTGCGACGCAATGCCCACACGACTTGTGACCATGTTGAGGTCGGTCGTAGCGGCGTAGTGGTTGATTGTGATGGTGTATTGCTCCACACCCCAACCGGTCGCCGTCAGGCCGTTATCGAAATTGGTGTTCGTGTTGACCGCCAGCGGAGTGGTGATACTGGGTTTCAGCCCCGCGCGAGTCCTGGTCAGCGTTTCGCCAATGCCGACCGAGATCTTCACGCGATCAGCGCATGCACGATAGCCAAGGCGCGACTTCAGCGCCTGCTGAAACTCGCGCTCCAGGAAGCCTTGCTGAATGATTGGCTGCAAGGCCGCCGGGAAGTTCTGAATGCCCATTCGGGTATCCCTTCTATACTTGATGTTTCAGGATCGCCGCACGGGCGGCGCGGTATTCGTTGTCGGTCATTTCGGTGGCTAGCTTTTGTCGCGGCGGCTGGGCAGGTGGCGGACTGGCGCGGCTGGACGACGACGTGCCACCAAACAGCCAGGGCTTCGCTCGCCTCAGTTGCGCCACGAGTTCGGCGGCATTTGCCAACTCACCATCCGAAGTGAGTTCCACGTTCTTGAGATCGAGCAGCTTCAACCCGTCGAGATCAACAATTCCCGCGCGCACGGCCTCGACCTTTAGTTCGGCGCGAACGACGCGTGTTTGTGCGTCGTGTTCGATTTCGGCCAATCGGCGCTCGAGTGACTCGGCGCGCGTACGCAGGTCCGTGCCCGGGTCGGTATCCGGCACGACAGGCTTATCGTCTTCTGGCATTAGTTGCTTTCGTCGATGTTTCGCTCGGCGGAGATGCGTCCGAGTTCTGCCGGCACGTCCTCGATGTCAAACTCATTGGCAATCGCCTTCACGGCGCTCTCGCGACTGATCTGGCCCGCACTCGCCAGGGTGCTCAGCGTCTGTGCGTCCTTCTGCCGGTCATCGGCAGTTGTGGGATACCAGCGCGGCCAGTTGAGTGAGAGCCGCGCTACAGGATCCATGGCAGGTATTTCGCGGCCCATGACCCGCAGTCGATAGACCTGCGAAGCCCGCAGTACCATACGCGCGAGCGACAGCAGAGCGCCTTCCCCGTAGCTTATGCGCAGATTGTCAGCGAGCCAGATCAGACCTTGGTTCATCAACTCCAATGCACGGCCCGATTGAGCTGCGGTCAGCCGATCAGCGTTCGCCCGGTTGCCATGCACGCTTTCCAGAGCCAGCTCGCGAAGTGTCCGCACATATTCGATGACGGCAGCCGATGCGGTGCCGCCTATCTCTAGCAGCCTGGCGTCACCCTTCTCGCTGACCACGAGCGCGTTGCCTGCGCCTTTTATGATCTGACTGTCGGTGGTCGCGGGTTCCTTGATCAGCAACGTTGGATCGCTACTATATTTTAGCCCGCGGCCCGCTTGGCTGAGCTGATAATCAATTTCGATCTGTGTTTCGATTGCGGCCCGGAATGTGCAAGCGCCGTCGGCAGCGTCGCCGGTGGAGGACGGACCCGGAAGGTTCCGAATCCAGACGACAGGTACGAACCCAAGATTGTGTTTTGCACTGCGCGCATCGTCGATGTCAGCCTCGAAGGAGGTGCCCACTGGCAGAGGCACGAACCATATCTCACCCTCCGCGTCCCAAGTGCGCGTGAACCAGTAGTCGATCGCGTTGTCAGCGATCTCGTATCCGCTGGAAGCAAGCTGGGCTCCCGGTACCTTATATTTCTCAGTTACCCGCAGCAGTGTATCGGGCTCCTGCGGGTCCCATTCCGGTGTCAGGAATGTCGTGTCCAGAACGTTGAAGAAAACACGCCCTCGCAGCACGCGCATGACAATTGCAACAGACCCGATGGCGCCTTGTATCGCTGCCTCGGTCATCGTCAGGTTGAGACGGGTTTCTTTCACGATATCGGCAAGCGAGCCGCGGATCGCACGGTCAGCGCAATCGATAGTCGGGAAATGCCCCTCACTGAACAAGAGCGAAATGCTGTCCTCCACCACAATGCGGCACAATGCATAACGTACGCTGGGTCTGCGGTTGCGCAGTGGAATGTATTCGCCGCCGGCGCCACGCTCTTCGTGGAACTGATACGGCAGGACTTCGTATAGCTTGCCATCCAAGACACGTTTGAGAATATCAAGAGTGCGCCCACGCCCCGGATACTGCGGGTCGCGCGGTATTAAGTTACAGATTGTCTCGAACATGGGCTCGCCGAATTGAATGTCGTGTTGTCTAGCGTGCCAGGAAAGGCATGGAGAGACGCCGCGCTGGTGCCCCGGCCGCGATCAGCATGGTGAATGCGTGCGACAGCGCGTCGACCTGGTCGTCCTTGCGGTTGAATGGAAAATCACGCAGTTCCTCGAGGAAGGCATGGTTCCAGCCGGCTCGCACAATGGCGAAGTTTCGTCCCTCGACCTGGGATGCCACCGGCATCGCACGTGTCGCCTTGGCACCGGTTTCGCGCGAAGTTGCCACGCGGTAGCCGGCCAGGCGGCCGGTGAGATAGGTGGCCTGGTGCTTACCCGCCTGTCCAGGGTCTTCCGTCAGGCCAATGGTGACTGATGTGCCGTCCACGCGCGCCGCTTCTCCGATTGCAGCTTCGACCTCATGTGGTGTTCCGCGCATGTGCACCACATCCAGCACAACGAACCGACCGGTCCCGTCGCGCGTCAGTTTCACGCCAGCGGTCCAGTCTGGATCGTTGCCTCCGGTCGCCGCGGTCGCGGCAAGATCCCAGGCGCGCACCACCACGCCATCAACACGTGTCGGCGGCTCATCGAGAATGTCGATGCACTCGATCTTGAACAGGTTGCCGACCATTGGCCGTGGCGATTGCTGAAACAGTGACGACCAGGCCCGTTCACCGATCGTGTCCCGCTTGCGCGACAGGGCGGCTGCGTCCTCCCACTCCGGCCATAACGCGGCGCCGGGAGGGCGTTGCAGCGGATCGCCTTCCTCGGCCAGAGCGGGAAGGCGCAGCTGATTCCACTCGGCAGCGTTCTGCGCGAGCAGGCGACCAGCCAGATCGTCCTCGTGCCACCGCGTCATGATCAGCACGATCCTGCCGCGTGGCTGTAGCCGTGTGGTCAGATCAAAGCGATACCAATTCCAGACCCTTTCGCGCAGAACAGGACTGTCAGCCTCAGCTTGAGATTTGATCGGGTCGTCTATGATGACGAGATCGGCGCGCCGGCCAGTCAGTGGGCCGCGGATGCCGGCCGCGAAGTATTCGCCCCTACCGGTAGTTTGCCAATGTCCCGCAGCCTGCGGACCGGAGTGCAGTCCGTAACCGAGCAGTTGAGCATACTCTCTCACCATCTCGCGGACCTGACGACCGAAGTGTTCCGCAAGGCTTTTAGTATGCGAGGTTGTAATCACAGAACTGTTCGGATGCTGTGTAAACCACCATGCCGGGTACAATAGCGACGCGTAGGTTGACTTCGCCGACCCTGGCGGCATCAGTACCATCAGACGATCCATCTCGCCTCGAGACATCAGTTCGAGTTGTTTGAGCAAGAGACGATGATGCGGGGCCGGGCTTTGACCACTTCTTGCCATTACCCACGATGCCCAGGTGAGGAGGTCGGAACCGATTGCTCGATGCTGACTCGACTCGTCGGCCCGGTTCTGCGAGTCGTGCGAGGAACCCGGCATTGCTAGGTGATGGAGTTCCAGTGTTGCTTGCCGCGAGATACGGCAGAGGCGTGCCGCGGGTGCGCACCGCGCTTGGAACGAGTTCTGTTACCGTCGCGGCAACCAAAATCAGCGAAGTTTTATTGAAGGGCGTGCCGCGTGCGCAGCGCCATTGTGGAAGAATGTATACCTGGAACTGGGCATATGGGCAAGAAGAAACCGAAAATAATCCTAGAGCAGTTATGCGGTCTGGCTTGCACGGCTGTTCGGGCGCTGCTCCTTCTCGCGCTGATCACCGGATGCAAGGACGATCTGGGCGAGCGTTTGCAGTCCGGTCGAGTTCTCGCTTGGCAGGGCTTGCAGGGACGGTGGGTTGGTCCGGTCGTCCCGACCGAGCACGCCTGCGGTGCCACAACACAGGGGCTCATGTCGATCGGGGATAAGCAGTTCGCCCTTGATCCATTCCAGAGCACTACGGTGGTCCGCGGCGAGCTCAGCGATGGCGGTCATTTCAACGGCAAGCTGGTCCGTCAGGGCCCTGATCACCAGGACCTCTCGATCAGCTTCGAGGCGATGGCCGCGGGAAATGATGCGATCAGCGGTACGCTGCAATCTGGCAGATGTCATTGGATGGTGGCTTTGCACCGCGGCTGACAACGCATGGCCATGCGTTAACGGTGTAATGCCGCACTTTGACGGTGTACTAACCGTTCGGCCACTTCAACCGGGCTGACTGTCGAGGCACATTGATCGGGTGTCGTCCTTCACGGAGGACAACCGAATTGCCGAGCACCCTTTTTGCCGGAGTCGCAATGACCTACATGGACAGGAAGTTCAGTTTGCATGGTGCTGCGCAGGATAACGGCAGCGATGCGGGGAAGGTGACCAGAGAGCCGCTGGTGCTGGTGATCGAGGACGAAACAAGCATGTCGAGCGCATTTCGCAGCGTATGCGATTGCCTGAACGTTGCCGTGGTGAGAATGCCAACCCATGACGACCTTGCATCAATATTGCGTCTGCGCCGACCCATGGCAGTCGTTGCCGAGATGGAGGCAGCCGGGCAGGACGGCTGCCACGTGCTGATGACAGTCGCCGCGCATGATCGCGATTTGCCGGTGCTGCTGATCACCGGCGATGATCCCGCCCTGATGGGCGCAATCGATGCTGTCGAGGAGATCTGGCAGCTCACTTCGGTTGATAAATGGCAGAGACTGCTTGGTGTCGGCGCCCTGGTCGATTTCCTATTTCGTGCCGGTCGCAAGGGTGATTGCATGCGGTTGATGTCAGTATGACCGGCGTCATCACTGGGGGGTGGCAGACAACGGGCAGCCACCCCGCGCACGTTTGCGCGAAGCGACAGCGTAGCCGCCAAAGCTGCGATCGGGATTGTCATTGGGAGTAACGATTGTTGCCTCGTAGTCGGCCCATTCCTGCGCTCCAAATCCCGCCATATCGGCAGTGGTGTCGATGGCGCCAAGTGTAACATCAGCGTAGGCCACACGTGGCAATGGTTGAACCTGGGCTAACGGAAAGTCTGCGCGCAGCCGGACAGGCACATGACTTCGGGTAAAGCGCAAATTCGTGAATAGCGGTCCGAACCAGCGATCAGCCTCAACGATCCCCTCATACAAACTGAACCCGCCGGGCGATGGCAGATTGGCCGGGGCACGGATCAACAGACTCCAGTCCGCTGCCGTGCGCGCCATCAGGCCGCTCCAGATCTGCAACGTGCCAGGTTCAGGAAGCGCTGTCAGGAATGGTGGTGAACATCCAGCAAGCGAAGCGGGCGCAGCCTTGTCGAAGCGAGCGGAAAGGTCCGGGAATTGTGCCGCGGGCATCAGCGGCAACCAATCCTCCCAACCGGTGCATTGCCAGAAGATAT